ATACTATCATACCCAAATGAGGGCGGCCATTCCATTTATAATGGAAAAATAAATGAACTTAAAGAAAAAATGGTTTGGAGATGCGTTGCAGGAAAAGTAATGCATGGCTCTACGCCAGTTATCGGTGATAAGCCTAGAGTAACTTTAAGTTTAGGTTTTCAGATAAAAGATAAAATTAAAAAAGTAAAAAGTTTAATTTAATATGATTATAAATGATAAAGTTGCATTTATTCCAATACCTAAAAATGCTTCTTGGTCTGTAGAGAACTCATGTGTATTTTATGGATTTGATTTAAAATTTCCAAATACTTTGTGGGAAAATTCTATTAAATCAAATGTTGGAATGTTAAATAAAAGAAATCATATACATTCTAAACTTCATACTTTAATAGAAAGTTTTGGTTCTGATTTTGAATTCGTTTCAATATTAAGAGATTCAACAGATAGGTTTATATCTGCTTGGAGATTTTTTATAGCCGGTATGTGTGAGTTACATCCTGATGAAGAAACAATTTCTCATTTAAAAAGTATAGATAATTCTTTTATAATCGATTTTATAAAAAGAAACTATTCCGATTATACAAACATTTATTCTTCTAAGGATATTAGAAAATCTTTTTTTGAAAAACTATTAACCGATTTGGGGTTTAAGCAAAAATATTTTACTAATGATATATTCAATGATAGATTTTCTATTCACACATTTGGATTATCATCGCAATATGTTTGGATTCTAAATGATACAGTAAAGGTTAAAACATTTAATTTCGATAAATTAGATGAATTTGAATTATACATATCTAATAAATTTGATGTTGATTTTAAATTAATGCATGTAAATCAAAATTCAATAACGGGATGTAGTGTAAAAAGAACGCCGGAGTTGATAGAATTTGTTAATAAGTATATCGATGGTTCTATTAAAAAAACTCCATCAATTATATAATGTATGAAGCTATTTACATATGGTGATAGTTGGACAGAGGGAGTTGGTGGAAATATTGCAGAAGAATTAACAACAGAAATTCCCGAAGAAAGAACTAGAATAAGACAAAAATATTGTTGGCCGAAGCATTTATCGGAACTACTTCATTGTGAAGTTAAAAATAATGGAGTTGGCGCATTTTCAAATAATGCGATATTCAATACAGTCTTTTATCAATTAAAAAACGGAACAATCACTAAAAATGATTTAGTTGTTATTATGTGGTCATCATCGTTAAGAGACCCTTTACCATTTTTTCATAATGAAGATGATTTTTTTATATGGGGAAAACGATATAAAAGTAAAGGACATCTTTTTAAATATATTTTTGATGGAATCAATGGAGATAATTCGAAATATAATAAAGCAGAGCAAAATTTTAGAAACTATTACATAGCTAATTTATTTAATGATACATACTATGATATAGTAAACCAAAATTATATCTTACATCTTCAATTTATATTTAAGGAGTTGGGGATTAGATATGTTTTTTGTGATGCGTTTGATATTTTAATTAATAAAAATATTGATACATTGCTTGATAAAACCCATTTGATAGATAATAACCGATATTGGGGTTACCAAACTAAAACAATGGCAGATTTACTAATAGATACCAAACGTAAAGATGTATGGGAAGATAATAGTCAATGGGCGGATATCGCAGGTAAACACCCAAGTAATAATGGTTATAAATTTATTGCAGATGAGTTATTCAAATTCATAAACAATAATAATTTATTAAATTATGATGAAATAAGAAAAACTAATATAATATGAATTATACCATAAATAATTTCTTCAACGATGATGATTGTTCTTATTTTTTAAAAAAAGCATTAGAGATAGGGGTGCCTTTTAATTATAATCCAAACGAAAATTGGGATTGTAGAAGAATCTATGATGAAGAGTTAAAATTAAAAGTATATAACATATTAGAAAGTAAATATAAAACGGGAGATTGGAATTTGTGGATAGACTTTGAATCTTTAAAAGTAAAAAGTATAAATGTAAGCTTAACGGCATATTATGAAGGAAGGTATTTAAATCTACATAAAGATTCTAATAGTTCTTTAACGATTGTTATAGTTCTAAATGATGGCTATGAAGATGGAAGATTTGCTATAACCAATGCGGTTAATAACAATTATCATTTTGAAAATTTAAAAAATATGGAGCTTATAGAACTTTATAAGGGAGATGGTATATCTTTTATAGGAAATGAAATATTTCACGGAGTTTTACCTGTAACCATTGGTAAAAGATATGCCCTAAACATTTGGTTATCAGAGGAAGAGAACAAATTCGTACCTATGAAAAAAGAAAAATCTATTTTATGAGAATTTTAATAATAGCTCTACCAAGAACAGGTTCAACATCTTTAATGAATAAGTTGGCAGGCGAAAGGAATCTAAAACCATTTTTTGAACCATTTGATGGGACTAATAGGGTTATTTATAATAATGAAGATAATTCCGTTGTTAAAACAATAATATGCCATCATCAAAATAATTTAGAGCTTATTAGTAGGTTTGATGAAATTATACTTCTTAATAGAAGGAATATAAAAGAATTGATAGAATCCCACTCATATCAAACTTATTTTTCAAAAAGAGGGTATAATTCTAATAATGAATATGTTTACAAAACACCACCACAAGATGTTATAAATTTATGCACATCCGATATACTTAATTGGAACGAAGAAATTAATTATTTATCGGATGTTACCAAAATACCAATTACATATTATGAGGATATATATAATCCAAATGATACGAACAGATTGAGAAAGGGTAGTTTAGATGATTATGAAAAAAAACTTATATAACTAATGAAAATATACATACATCATTATTATAATAAATCTATTTTCTATAAATTAGCACACAACACTACAAATAGAATCTTTAATATAAAAGATAGTAATGAGGGAAGTATATTTTGTGAATATAATAATGTAAAATTAGAATTTATTTTTAAGCAAGATATTAGCTTTGAAGAAGATGGTATTCACATATTAGATTATTTTTCAGCATTTTTATATGGGAGAAACGACCCAAAAATTGGCACCATTTTACCCGATAGAGATTATATGGAAAGGGAAAGCCAGCAAATTCTAAAAATATTTATAGATTTATTAAAAGAATGTCCAAAGAATCAAAAATGGGTGATAACCTATTTTAGAACTGAAAAAATACTTCAAACAAGGGATATTGATTATTTTGATGAAAAATGGTTAGAAATAGAATCGTTGATATCTCAATTAAATCAGCATCATATAGTTACTGATAATATCTTTTTAAATGAACTAATAGAGTACCAATACCCAAACTTTTATTATGCATTAACAAACACAATATTTCAATGGAATAATAATTGGAATGTGAGATGGTATTATGAATTCAAACAAATATACGATAAATTAAATTTTGATTATGATTTAATGTATAGTATTAAAAATCATAAAATAAATAGAATTAATATTATAAATGAATTAAGTAAATTAAAAAACGATAGGATATATTTACAACATACAGATGCTTTACAAAACCCAGCTTATCAAAAACATTCGCCGAAAATATTTCACATAAATACAAATTCAATTTACGGAGATAAGGATTTCGATGATATAAGCTATATTGCAAATCATAAAGGATATATGGATGTATTTTTTAGGGTATTACCTAAAGCTAAAATGCAAATATTATGCGAAAGTTGGTCTTGGAGTGATAAAGAATTCACATCACAATATCTTTCAGAAAAAACGTTCGGGTTACTACTATCTGGTATACCATTTATGTCAACCCACGAATATCCATTACAAATGATTGAAAAAATGTTAGATGTCCCACCTCATCCATTTTATAACGAATCCAAAAGATGTAAAACTAATGGTAAGTTATTTGCCCAATTTGTGGATAAATTTTTACAAAATTTTGATGAAAATTATAAACTATGTAAAGAATGGTCGGATTTGGTACATACTAAACTAATGTATAAAATTGAAAATGAAAATTCATTATTGGAGTTAATAATTGATGGAAGACTAAAGACCGAGTTTGATTTTAAAAAATCATTAATATAATGAGAGTAGTGTTTACATATCTACCGAATGATAGATAAAAAAATACTATAAGTATTTGATTTTTTCACATTTTTTTCATATATTTGTAAATATGATAATTGTACCAGAAACTCCGATAACAGATGTTAGTTTTACTAAGTGGAATCCATGTATTAAATTAGAGGTTAAGGATGAGAATTTAGAAGATAGCTACCATTATTACATTATACCACTTATTGATGTATCGCAGCAAGAATTAGAAAATAATTTGGAATCTATACCATCATTGTGGTCATCCGAATCAACGGAATTTGAGTCGGAAGAGGGAATTACCTTATATACAATGCGTTTATTTGATGAAGATTTGCCTGAATTGACTACAGAAGAAGAAGTTGAGATACTTTACAAAATTTTAACAAAAAAAGATTTGTATTAATTTGGAAATTTGAAAAAATTTTTGTATATTTGTGGTATCTTTTTATTATTACTCTAAAGCAGACAGCACAGAAGCACTAAAAGATTAAAATAAAACTTAAAAAATAAAAGTATGAAACAAAAGACAGAAAAAGAACTGAAAGACAATTACGAGAGGTTTAATACTATCATCAAAAAATATTTTACAGAAGATAGGTTAGAGAAACTTCTTTTTATGTACTCAGAAGAAGAGTTAGGACCAAATCTTGCAATTGCTCCAGCTAGTGGTAATGCCGGATATCATAATTGTTATACAGGTGGTTACATTGACCACATTTTTAACGTTTGTAAAAACGCACTTAAAGTTAAAGAATTATTTATTCAGTTAGGTGGTAAAGTAGATTTTACAGATGAAGAATTAATATTTGTAGCACTACATCACGATTTAGGTAAATTGGGTTTAAAAAATAAACCATACTACATACCAAATCCTTCGGATTGGCATATTAAAAATCAAGGTAAAATATATACTGCTAACCCAGAGTTACATCATATGACTCATACCGATAGAACTATATTTGTTTTACAGCAATATGGTATTCAAATTTCAGAAGCAGAATATTTTGGAATTAAACTTACCGATGGATTATACGATGAGGATAATATGAAATACTTAAAAGTATTCGATATCAGTAAGCGAATGAAATATAAAATCCCATACATAATGCATTGGGCGGACCATATGAGTACTGTTATTGAATCACAAGATAACACTATGTAATTACAATTTTTTAAAAGGTGGTAAGTCTTTACTTATCACCTTTTTTTATTTAAAAATACTTATTATTATGATTTACAAAGAAAAAGTAATAAACTTATTAGACGTTTTAAACGCTAAAATTAGAATCATTGAAAATGTTTCTAATGGTTCTATGCGATTATCTCAAGCAGAAGTTAATCAACTTATTAAAGATACAAAAGAGGTTACTGAACGTATTTCAGAAATCATTAGTATAGAACGATAATGAATTGGCTTAAAATTTTAGTAGGAGTTTCCGCACTAATTATTGCAGGATGTGCGGCTTATTTCTCCGTAACGGGGTTAGGTGTACTATTTGCAGGTGCTTCCTTATCAGTAATGATAATGGCTTCTGCATTGGAACTGGCAAAATTAGTTGCTGCTACATACTTAAAGCAAAAATGGGATGAAATTGGTGGATTTAATAAATGGTATTTAACTACATCGGTTGCAGTATTAATGTTAATCACTTCAGCCGGTATTTTTGGATACCTTTCAAACGCTTTTCAAGCACAATCACTACAATTACAGCAAGTAGATAGAGAAGTAGCAGTACATCAAACTAAAATTGACCAAAATACGGCTCAAATTACCCAACTTTCTACTCAAATTATGGAATTTAACACCAATCAAGGTAAAATATTGGATGGCGGTAAGGTAAATTCTCGTCTAATTCGTTCAATCGATAACAGAGATAAGCAAATTGCCAAAATTAACGATAAAATTTCCATTTTACAAACTGAAAATACTAAAGAAACTGAAAAAATCAACGAAATTAAGATAAAAAACTTAGATTTAGAGAAAGAAGTGGGTGGATTTCGATTCGTTGCAGAAGCATTTGGTGTAGAATTAAAAAATGTAGTAAAATTCTTCATATTTTTGATTGTAATTGTGTTTGACCCGTTAGCAGTAGCGTTAATTATCGCATTTAATGGTTTAATTGAAACTAAAAAACAAAAACGAGAAAGAATTTTAGGTGAAATGATGAAAAATGACCAAAAATTAGGTTTATATGATAATTTGGATGATTTAATGGAGGAAAACTATAAGAATTATGAGGTATATGGTGATACAAAAGAAGATTTAGTGGAAAATAATCCACAAAATACCGAAGATAGTGGAAAAAAACCAACATTAGAGGAAGAAATTCCAATTATAGTGGAAAATAATCAACAAGAAGAACAAATGCCTTATTTAAAATGGGAAGAATATATGCATCCCGAATTTCCATGGGCTAAAAAAGCATTATGGATAAACAACCCAAAAGCGGTTAATTATTGGATTTCAAACAAAGGAGGTTCTCGTAGAGAAGCCGATAAATACGCTAAGGAAGAAAGAGAGAGAGAGGAAAACATAAAAACATATTAAAAAATTTGGTTTTTTCATATTTTTTGTTTATATTTGATAAAACTAATAAACTTTAAAATATGAATTTAGGATACGCTTGTATTAATATGAGTATGGGTAAAAAAGTTTCTACCAATCGTACAATGATTAAAAAAACTTTTCAATCAAAAGGTTTAGATTACGTTTCTGAACTGGCATTAGCTAATGCAAGTGATATTATTAAGATTTTGGAATGGAATAGGATAAATGGTATCAAATTTTTCCGATTATCTTCCGCAATTATCCCTTGGGGCGACCATATCGATTTAACCCAACTTAAAGATTACAAACAAATCAAATCAGAACTCAAAAAAGCAGGTGATTTTGCCCATTTTTGGGAGATGCGTATAAATTCACATCCAGGTCCATTTTGCGTATTAACTTCACCAAATGAAACAGTTGTAACTAACGCAATTGCTGATTTAGAACTACATGGTAAGATATTTGATATGATGGGGTTATCTAAAACTCCATACAATAACATTAATATCCATTGTAATGGTGTTTACGGAGATAAACAATCTGCTATGGATAGATTCATCCAAAACTTTAAAAGACTCTCTAAATCGGTTCAAAATAGACTTACAATAGAGAATGATGATAAGGCATCTATGTATTCAGTTAGAGATTTGATGTATATATATGAAAATACAGGCATTCCTATCGTATTTGATTACCACCATCACCAATTTTGTACAGGCGATTTATCAGAAGAACAAGCATTAAAGTTAGCAGCAACGACTTGGCCAAAAGATATTAGACAAGAAGTTCACTATTCAGAATCTAAAGCATTGCACGAAAACAATCCAAAAGAAAAACCACAGGCTCACTCATTATATATTAACTCACTACCAAACACATATGGATTAGATATAGATGTTATGGTAGAAGCTAAGGGTAAGGAGTTAGCTATATTACCTTATTTAAAAAAAGAATTAAATGAAAAAGTACGCATTGTTCATAGGGAGATGGCAGAATTGGCATAATGGACACGAATGGTTAATCCGCCAACAAATGGATAAAGGAAAGAATGTTTGGGTTGCAATTAGAGATGTTCAGAAAGATGAGAACAATCCTAAATCAGCACAAGAAGTTTTAACAATGTTACAAAATGAACCATTCTTTCAACAAAATTGGGATAAATTATTTGTATCAATTATTCCCGATATTGAATCGGTAAACTATGGTAGAGGAGTTGGATATGAAGTAATATATCACGAACCACCAAACGAAATTGCTGAAATAAGCGGAACTAAAATTAGAAAAGGAGAAATAGATGCCACTGGTAAAACGACACATAGCTAAAGCTATAACTTATAGAATATTTGGAACACTAACAACAATTGGATTAACTGTTGCCGCTGGATTGCCCATAAAATGGGCAGGAATGGTAGGATTAGGAGAACTTTTATTCAAACCATTTATATACTTTCTACACGAAAGAATGTGGTATAGTTGGAGTAAATTCGGATTAAAAAAAGATAAATAATTATGGAAAATCAAGGAAAAAGAAAAGACCAAATTAAATTCTCAGAAGATGCTAGTTTTTACGCAATCATTGGATTGATTATAACATTGGCAATTGTAATAATAAAAAATTAAAATATATGAAATTAATTACAGATAAAAAACAAAACGGAATGACCAATTCCGATTTTATAAAGTACTTAAAAAACCCAGTACCCAAATCAGAACTAAATCAATTAGAAGTAGATGTATTAAGAGATACTCTTTTTGCAGCACTTAAAGGAATGGGTGGTATAGGATTATCTGCAAACCAAATTGGCGTAAACAAAAGAGCATGTGTTATTAAATTTAACGATGTTGAATTATTTCTTTTAAACCCTGTTATTACAGAACGTTCTAATGAGGGATTCATTTTTTATGAAGGATGTTTATCTATGCCAGATACAATTAAAAAGCCCGTTAGAACATTACGTTCTACATATGTAGTTGTACAAACTGATAACTTAGGTGAATTGCGATTCGAAATTACGCCAGAAGAAGATAGAAAATTAGAAGGACAAGTGTCAGAAGGTACAATGAAAACCGTCGTTGTACAACACGAAATTGACCATTTGGATGGTATTACCATTAAAGATAGAGTATATTCAACAACGATTACTAAAAAGCAATCTTATGGTAGAAATGATAAGATTGTTATGAAAGCACCAAATGGTGATTTTGTTGAAGTGAAATACAAAAAAGCAAACAATTATTTTTTAAAAGGATATGAAGTAGTATAATATGGAATATGTAATTTTAATATTAGTTTTTATCATACTTTCGTTAGTATATGCGGTTTATAATTTATTATCTAAAGTAGAAAGATATGAAGATTTTATAGACCAGCAAGAGTTAAATAACCAAACATTACTGGAGACTTTGCGTAGAATAGATTCTAAGCAAATGTTTGAGAAGGATGATGAAGTAGGTTCTTTGTTTACACAAATAAAGGATATCATCACCCAATTCAAACAATTCTAAAAAAATGCCTAGAAAAAGAGTACCCAGAGTATATTTCACAAAAGATACAGAAGATGCAATTATTGCATACAATAAAACGGATGACCAAACTATAAAGAATAAACTATACAAAGATAGAATTCAAATGTCATTTGATAAACTTGCAGAAATAGTTTATAATAAATGGAAATTTAGTTACTTTGATGATGACCCACAAGATGTAATGGCGGAAGTTGTTGCATTTATGGTTGAAAAGATTCATATGTACCAAGAGGGTAAGGGAAAGGCATTCTCTTATTTTACTATTGTTGCAAGAAACTATCTTATCTTAAATAACAATTCAAATTATAAAAGATATAAAGATACTGATGTAATGTCATCTTTGCCTGATAATTGGGATACTGAAAATAATTGGGCGGAAGAAGTTCGTAACGAAGAACATAGAACATTCAACGATAGAATGTTACAATATTGGGATGTACACTTAGAAAACTTCTTTCAAAAGAAAAGAGATATTCAGATTGCAGATGCGGTGTTAGAACTATTTAGAAGAGCAAACTATATAGAAAGTTTCAACAAAAAATCATTATACCTACTTATTAGAGAAATGACAGGGTATCCTACTCATTACATTACTAAAGTTGTCAACAAAATGAAAGAAAAACAAATGGCACTCTATAATGAATTTGATAGGGAAGGTGATATAAAAATTTAATATTATGGTTTCATTAGGTATTTCAGCATTTTACCACGATTCAGCCGTTTGTTTATTTGAAAATGGTAAGGTAATAGCAGCTATCGAAGAAGAAAAACTATCTGGCATAAAGCACGATAATTCATTTCCAAAACAAGCGATTAAATGGGTTTTACAATATTCAAATAAAACAATATCTGATATAGATACTATTTGTTGGTATGAAGAACCCAACTTAAAATATGATAGAGTAAAAAACACTGTAGGTAAACATTGGTGGAAAAATCGTAAGATTTGGAAACAATTCAAAAAAGAATTTGAAGAAACCGAAGGTAATTTAAGTGTGTATCTAGCTAAAAAATTAAACTTTACAGGCAAAGTAGAATATGTAAAACATCATCATTCTCACTTAGCTTTTTCATATTACACATCTCCATTTGATGATTGTGTAGGTATTTCTGTAGATGGTGTTGGTGAATGGGAAACTGCATTAGCAGTAAGATGTAAGAATAATACATTTGAAGAAATATCATCCCTAAAATTTCCAAACTCATTGGGGTTAGTTTATTCAACTATAACTGCATACTTAGGATTCAAACCAAATAATGGGGAATATAAGGTTATGGGATTGGCACCATATGGTGACCCGATGAAATACAAACACGTATTTGATAAAATTTCAAAATTTGATGTTCGTGGTAGTATAGAGATTGAACAAAAGTATTTTACTTGGAAATACTCAAATACCGATATGTACACATATAAGTTGGTAAATCTTATTGGAATCGAACCACGTGAGCCTGAATCTAAAATAGAACAACATCATATGGATTTGGCAGCTGCATTACAAAAATGGTATGAGAGCTGTTTTTATTATTTTACAAATAATTGTATGCAGCAATCCAATACATCTAATTTAGTATTAGGAGGGGGTTCAGCATATAATGGCACTGCTAATGGAAAAATACAAAAGCATGCACCCGTTGGTAATTTATGGATTCCATTTGCACCATCGGATGCAGGTTCTGCGATTGGTGCTTGCTTATATCATTGGCATAATACATTGGGTAGTCCAAAAGTAAATGGTGGCGATAATCAATCTCCATACTTAGGACCAGAGTGGAGTAATCAACAATTAACAAATATTCTACTGAAAGAAGAAGTTACACATAAAGCAGTTTTTTATGATGATACAAATATGCTGTGTCAAAAGGTTGCAAAACTTATAAACGATGGAGCAGTGGTTGGGTGGTTTCAAGGTAGAACTGAATTTGGTGCGAGAGCATTGGGTAATCGTTCTATATTGGCTAATCCACATTTGCCAGATGTTAGAGATAGGATAAATAGAGTTGTAAAAAAGAGGGAATTGTTTAGACCTTTTGCCCCATCTGTTGTAGTAGAAGAATATGCAAAATACTTTACATCGGAAGGAGAAGTTCCATATATGAATCAAGTAGTTAAAGTAACTAACTATAAATCTATTCCATCAGTAACTCACGTTGATGGTTCAGCTAGAATACATACTGTTACTAAAAAACAAAATAAACTATATCACACCTTGTTAAAAGAATTTAAGAAAGTTAGTGGTACACCAATATTATTAAATACATCCTTTAATTTAAGAGGACACACAATGACTAATGACCCACAAAAAGCTATTTGGACATTCCTAAATTCCGATATGGATTATTTGGTATTGGGTAATTATTTGATAAGTAAATAATTATTAGTAGATAAAAGACGAATTATGGCATCAGAATTTAAATTATTTGATGGGAAAAACCTATCATCATTGTTTAAGGATATATACGAAAACCAACAAAACAAAAAGAAAAACATTTCCGATTTGATTGAATCACTTCGTAAATTAATTAAAAACGTTGGTGAAGCAACTGTTATTGCTCCAATTATAAAAGACCTTATTGAGGTATCGGTTAAAAACGATGACCATTTAATTAAATTGGCAACAATTGCACAAAGATTGGCAGCTGCTGAAGCTAAAGGTATTGGGGAAGATGGTTGGTTAAGTGAAAATGAAAAGGCTCAACTACTACAAGACATGGAAGAAACTATTAATGAAGTAGAAAAGAAAAATGAAGAAAAATTGGATGATATCAAATTAGAATTAGATGAATTAAAATCTAAAATATAAAAATGGCAAACGAACCAACATCAAACAACGAAGGTGGTACATCATCCGTTATACACTCATATCTAGCGGTAGTAACCAAAGTATATCTTAAATCAGATAAAGAATTAGACAAAGAAAAAGATTATATAAAAATATATAATGATAATAAAAACTTTGATTCTAATGATATTCGTTTTTTAGGTGCTATCGAATTTGCAAGAGAATCTGCTATTATTAATGAAGGATACGCATTTCCATTTGATAAAAATAATATGACTTATCCAATATTGGGTGAGACTGTTTTGATAATTGAAATTGGTAGAGATTATTATTGGCTTCCTTACTCCAATACTCACTACCCAAACTACAGAGAGGATTATAAAACATCTCAAGTTGGTAAAGAAAAAGAGATATCAAAAAATACAACTGAATCTAAAAATAAAAATTACCAAGAAACAAAAGCAACCGGAACGCCAAATCAAAAACCAACACAAACCAAATCGGATTCTAAAAAATATAAGATAAACGAAAAAATTAAATTTTTAAATCCAAAGGAAGGCGATACCATTATAAGTGGTAGAGTTGGTAATACTATTCGTTTTAGTGAGTTTCATTTGACAGAAGATGGTAAAACATCATCGCCATCTATATTCATTCGTAACAAACAAAACCCAGAGTTTGATGATAAAAAAATTGGTGAGCTAGTAGAAGAAGATATTAATAAAGATGGTACATCTATATACATTGTATCTAACAAAGTTAAAGTTCCATTCAAAGAAGAAATAAAAAAAGAAAAGAAAGGATTTAAAGAATATCCATCTTCATCCGATTTTAAAGGAGACCAATTATTTGTAAATTCAGATAGAATAGTTTTATCTGCTAAAGCAAAAGAATTTATTATGTTTGGTAAAGGTAATACTGGCATAATAACCGATGGTAACTTTTCAATTGATGCTGAAAAAGAAATATACTTTCACAATAAGAAAAACATAACCATCCATACCGAAGGTTCTAATCAAATATTTTTAAATTCAGATAATGGTAAAGTATATTTGGGTAAGAACACAGGCGAAGGAGATGCAGGTGCATCCGTACAAAAAATGGTATTAGGTGGTGAGTTAGTTAAAATAATGGGTGAGTTAATAGATGCTATAACAAAGCAACAATATTTAACACCTGCCGGCCCATCATCGGTTGGACCAACAAACGTAGCACAATTTACTTCAATCAAATCAAAGTTAAAAACGCTACTATCTGCTAAAAACTTTTTAAGTAAATCATAATGTCTTGGAAAACATTCAAATCGACATTATTACCACAAATGCAAAACAACTCTTATCAGAGTATTAGTGATTTTGCAAAAGCATTTACGTTTGCATATGATATAGCAATTAAATCAGGCAAAGACCCAATAAATGGTGTACCACTATTGAAAGGAAACCCCGTTTTAATGCAAGAAGCAATCATTCAATTTTTAGAGCAAACACAAAAAGCAAAAGTACTTACATTTTTAGAGGTGGTAGGACCGGCTGTTATCATATATTGGGTTGGAGGAAAAATGTCACCATTACCCCCACCAAAGATACCGGCTCCAGGTTCTATAAAAAATATAGCAACTACTATGGGAGTTGTATTAAAACCGGGAAGTTGGACTGCTACTAAAGTTCCACCAAACAACAATCCCGAACAATTTTTAGATGCATTCATACGTTCAGCAAAACTACATTTGATGACTGTATCGGGAATCTATTCAGTATTAGCACAATACCCACCACCAGCCCCACCTGCGCCAGGCGTTGTACAATGGAGTGGGTATAAAGTGCCAGATTAAATTAAATTTTCTATTTCAATATTTATTAAAAAGTATCTATTATGTCAAAATCAGATGTATTATTGGGTCTCATTAAAGAGGTTGTTAAAAATGAGGTAAAGCAGCAAGTTAAAGAAGAAATTGTTAGACTTGTTAAAAGTGGTGTTATTACATTAAATAACTCTAAACCAAAACCAACAACACCTTCTTTAAAGGAAGCAATTACTATTGACCCATTTGAAAAAGCAAATCAAGCTTTACAAAATAGTAGAAAGGTTACACCAACACAAAAACCACAAAAAGAATTTACAAAGAATCCAATGTTAAATGAAGTGTTAAATATGACACAACCATTTACATCAGCTCATAGAGCAGAAGGGATGAGTAACGGAATGGTAGGCGGTAGTATCTTAGATGCTATTCAACCGGAAAAAAGTATGGAAGAAGATTGGGAAACATTGAGTTACTCAAACGCAAATATGCCATCACACCAACTTCCATCTACGGATAATGTCGGTGTGGATGTTTTAGCAAAAGCGTTAACGAGAGATTATTCGGAATTAGTTAAAAGATTTTAATAATGGCAATAGAGCTTGGTAAATATAATGTAACGGATATAAAAGAAAACGATTATAAAGTTCTCGGAGTTTCTATAAACGAAACATCGAATTCAAATGGTGCGTTTGCTGTAAACTTTACATCTATTAATCAAGCAAAAAGTAATTTACAAAACTTAATCCTAACCAAAAAAGGTGAAAGATTAATGCAACCCGAATTTGGATGTGATATTTGGAAAATAATATTCGAACCAATTATAGAGGGAGATATCGAATCTAAAATTGAAAATTCTATATTAGATGCAGTAAATACGTGGTTACCATATTTAAACATAGATACTATTTTATTTGATTATGATGATAATGATATTGATACCAACAAAATACAATTGGAAATACAATTTTCATTAAAATCAAATAGTAACGTAGGAGCATCAGTAATAATAGACATAAAATAATTAGAGAATGGCGATAAAACCAAAAGATAAGAATTTCGGTAGTAATAGAAACATAAATTATGTTGGTAAAGATTTTGCTACATTAAAAGAAAACCTTATCGAATATACCAAAACGTATTTCCCAAATACCTATTCGGATTTCAACGAAGCATCTCCGGGTATGGTATTCATCGAACAAGCAGCTGCTATCGGTGATGTATTGGCTTTCTATCAGGACACACAATTAAAAGAATCAATGTTAGCACATGCTTCTGAAAGAAAGAACGTTGTTGCATTGGCTCAAACAATGGGATATAAACCAAAAATATCAACACCAGCAGTAACAACATTGACTGTGTATCAGCAAGTTCCATCCGTTGGTAGTGGTAGTTCAAATGTACCAGATGAATCGTATTGCCTTAGAATAAAAGAGGGTATGGAAATATCTTCTAATACCGATTCTAATATTATTTTTAGAACAACTGATGTGCTTGATTTTTCTTTAAAAACTGATAGAGAAGTTGATGTACAAGAACGAAATCAAATTACAGGTGAACCAACATTCTACTTATTAACTAAGAAAGTAAAAGCAAT